CTATTCGCTCGTGACGCCGAGCCCAAACACTTCTCGTGCGATGTGGGCAGGGCATCGCTCGGGGTTGGTGTATCGGAAGATCACCCTATAGTCCCTGCCAACCTCGTCGGCGATTGCCTTCGCCGTCCGGCCCTGCTTTCTCATCTCGATCCAGCGACGCACATCCTCGGCCATTATGTCGCGGCGATCCGCGCGCGTCTTGATCACGTCGGTCTGGCCGTAGACATCGCGACGGATGTGGCCCGGCGCCTTTTTGGGGTTCAGCGAGAGGGTAACGATCTGAGCCGAACAGCCATAGCGGGCCGCGATCTGCCGGCTTGACCAGCCCTCTGCGGTCAGCTTCTGCCACTCTCGCACCTGCTCGGCCGTGACGCGCTTGTTCAGCGGAACACGCTTGCGTCGATCGATGCGGTTGACACGGTCGATGACGGCTCGATCGAAGCCGGTCACCTGGGCCAGCTCGTCGAAAATCAACGCCGCGATCGCCTTCGCCTCATCGGACCGTGTCTCGATGATGATCCGGTACAGGCCTCGACGATCGATGACTACCGGCGCCACTTTCGTCCTGTCCCATTTCGCCTTCGGCAGATTATCGGCAGCCAGCGCGCGACATTGGTCGTCGGGCAACCGTTTCACCCAATGCTGTCGGTTGGCGCCGACCCGGCGGCACACGTCCGTCAGCGCATACCAGGTTTGTCCATCGATCTCGACCGTGCGGACCGTTCGGACCTGCTGCTCGCCCTTAGCCATTCGCTCGCCACTCCGATCGATCGAATGCCCAGACTACATCGAGCATCATCTCAAAGGCTCGCACTGTTTCGGATTTCGACATGCCGAGATTGTAGCGCAACCGCTTGTCTTTGACGGTCATCGGAGGCTTCCCGGTGTTGCCGCTGATCCGTTCGAGCCGAAAATGCACGGTCGCCGTCCTTTCATAAAGGTCGTCCTGCCGGGCTTCAGTCTCGGCGACCTCGCCCACGTGGAGCACATAGTGACTACCGTCATGATCGGAGAGGCTCGTCTCGGTGAGATCGAAACGCTTGATGGGTTGGGATGTCATAGCTAGCACCTGTTTTTGAGTTCCACCGCGAACGGCGCGGCGCCGGGAGCTCAAAAGCCAGTGCTAGCTGGCCGGGTTTATTTCCCCGAAGGGTCTTCTATTCACCGCACTCCCGGACGTCGGGAGGGATGGCAGGACTCCCCGGCTGGGGCAAGTCCAAAACAGCCCGTCAAGCAGACCATCCTCTAGCACAAGGTGTTTTGAGCACCATTCGCAGCGATGGCAGAAAAGCGAGGGATTGTCAAAAAGGCGAGGATATTGAAGCATGCGACCTTATCAATTGGAGGGCTCTTTATGATCCGCATGATCGTTGCCGCTTTAGTCGTGTTGGCCGCTTCGCCAGCCTTGGCCGACGATGATGGTGGCGCAGAGTACCGAGAGGCCAGCGCGTTAGGCGAGCTGCAGGCACATGTCGATCGGTGTGAAATCGAGTTGAGCGAAGGCAAGGTCCAAATCTTCATGAGAGAGCGCTTTGACGATTTGCCGTTGGCGATGAACCGTATCGGTACAAGTCGCTATGTCGCGTCCATCAAGGAATATGGCGACATGGAGTATGCCGTAATCTGTGCGGGCCTTCGCGAGTATGTCGCGCAAAACGATCTCGCCCCATAGCCCCCATCCCGTTGTCACCCGGCGGAATGAGTACCCCAATCCTCAACCAGCCTCCATCTGACGGCGCACCTGTGCCGGGTTGAAGTGAACCACCTTATCCGACTTCGATCCGCCGCCAGTGAAGCTGAACGGGAACTCCGGAGCCGTGGGATCGATTTTGCGCGCTTTCGAGCCGCTTTTCGGCTTTTGGCTCTTGGGTTGGAACCACTCTCGCGCGACATGCGCCAGCGTCGGCAGGGTCGGTCGTTTGCCCTCGAACCATTCCTCCACTGAGACGATCTGGAGGCGCGGAAGGTGCCCGTGAGCGGTGCTGACGAACCCCAAGCCGGCCGCCTCGCGAGCCATCTCTCGGGTGGGGCTCCCAAGGCAGATGAACAGGCCCATCTCGGCGGCCTCGCGGTCGATCACCGCCCGAAATTCACGGATGTCCTTTACGCCGACATGCCGGCCGCCCTTGACCGACGTCAGAATGCGTCCCCAGCCACGCGGACCGTTCATGAAAAACATCTGACCGTCGATGCCTCTATCGGGACCCTTTCGGACTTCCCGCAGTGCCTGAACGCCGACGAGATAGTTGGCCCACCACTGGAACTGGAACTTGTCACGCTCTGCCAGCGCATAGGCGCTCGGCAGATCGCGCGGGATGCCGTCAACAACGTAGTCTACGTCTTGCGGCAAGGCTGCCAGTCGGTCCTCAACAAGACCGATGGCGTGATAAGCGACGTCAATTCCAATCCAATGGCGGCCGAGCCTTGCTGCGGCCTCGATCGTGGTGCCGCACCCGCAAAACGGATCGAGGACAACCTGTTCTTCGGTGCTGGATAACCGAAGGATACGATCAAGCAGAGCGCGCGGCTTCTGCGTCGGGTACCCCAAACGCTCGGCCGCTTGGGAGTTGAGCGGAGGCAGATCGGTCCAGACGTCCGACAGCGGCATGCCGCGCTGCTCGTCGAGATAACGCCGGAAGCGCGGCACGCGGCCCGGCGCGGTCTGCTCGATCATTCCCTCGGCCAACGCCTGCTCCATGCGCTCTCGGGTCCATCGCCAGACACGCGTTACTCCCATGAACTCATAAGTCAGGTTCGGACGATCCGAATTGGGGTTGATCAGGCTCGTAAGCTGATAGAGGCGCCCGTCGCCGTCGCGCCTGGTGTACTTCGCTGCTACGCTTTCGGGCAGGTCTTCCGTATCATAGGGAACGAACATGGCGTCTGCGTTCCAAGTCGCGCCATCGAGCCCATAACCCAAAATCACGTCATGGTTGGTCGGCAGACGGCGCGTCGACAGCGACTTGCTCATCGAGCGCTGCCATACGATCTCGTTCCGAAATCGCGTCGGACCGAACACGGCGTCGAGGATGATCTTGAGATAGTGGCTGGCGGTCGGATCGCAGTGCAGATAGAGCGAACCGGTCGGCTTCAGGACCCGGCGCAGCTCGGCCAACCGCTGGGCCATCATCACCAGATAGGCCATCATATCGCTCTTGCCGAGCGCGGAGCTCAGCGCACGGATCAGAGTTGCAACATCTCCCCCCGAGCGCATGATCTCGTCAAGTGACCATTGCGCTTCTTCGCCCCATGACCAGGTATCGCGGAACGCCTCGACCTGGGCGCTCGCCGCGTCGTCATCCGGAGTGCGGAAGAGGACGTTGTAGTTGGCTTTGCTGTTGAACGGCGGATCGAGATAAACCAGATCGACGCTCTCGTCGCCGACATGGTCGCGCAGTATCCCGAGGTTGTCACCGAACCAAAGTCTGTTCATCGAAGCCCGTCCCCAGTCCATCTTCCTAGAACGGGGTTAACACTTGGTTCAACGACATGGTTCGCCACCAGTGGCCTTGCTCTTGCTCTAACCGGAGATGATGAGTTCATGCGCCCTTGTCCCGCTCCCGCCGGCGATTGAGTAACGCAAATCGACGGGATCGCACTCGAAGCCGGCAAAAGTCTCACGGATCTCCGGAGTGTCATTGATCGACAGCACGAACCGGCCCTTCAGGTCGCGCAGCACCGTCGCCAGTGCAGCAAAATCCTCTCTGCCAAAGACGCCGGGGCCGTAATCGGCTTCGTTCCCGAAATAGGGCGGATCGCAATAAAACAGCATGCCGGGACGGTCCCATCGCCTGATGAACTCCGACCAGGTCAGGCATTCGATGACGACGCCGGTCAGGCGCTCGTGAATGTCCTCCAGAAGCGGGCCTACGCGCGAGAGATTGAAGCGTGCGCCGCCATGCTTGTCGACGCCGAAACTCTGGCTGACAACCTTGCCCCCATAGGCCGTTTTCTGGAGATAGATGAACCGCGCCGCCCGTTCGAGGTCGGTTAGCGTTGCCGGATCACTGCCGCACAATCGCTCGAACTCCCGCCGGCTGGTGATCTGGAACTTCAGGCAATCAATGAACTGCGGATAGTGCCGCTGCAGGATGCGGAAAAGGTTCGCGATCTCGCCGTTGATGTCGTTGATCACCTCGGTCTTGGGCTTTTGGGCACGGCGGAAGAACACGCCGCCCATTCCGACAAACGGCTCTGCATAGCCGTCATGCTCGATCGAACACAGGCGCTGGACAATGGCTTTGGCCAACAATCGCTTGCCGCCCAGATAGGCGGCGGGTGGATGAACCGGGTCGACGGGGCTCAACATGGCTGTCGGTCTCCGAGAGAATCAGACACGCTCGGCGCTGCTTGCGAAAGCGAGCCGGGTGCGGTGTTATCTCTTGGGTGCATCGGACGGGTCTGGTCGCCAAACTTGGCCCGTCGCTTGGAGCGCTCCAACGCTCCAGCCACCCGGAACTAAGGTGGCCAGACGAGGAGTGCCCGATGAGCGAACCGGACCAGGAAGAACGACCCTCTCCGTTGATGTGTGAGGGCGCCTATGACGCCGATCAGGCCGTCAAGGCTGCTAGGAGCGCGCTTGAGCGCGGTGACCAGACAGCGGCCATCGAACACCTCATGGAGGCGATTGGCCATCTGAGCGTTGAGGCCGAACGCCACGCCGAGCGGATCTACACAATCGAAGTCAACGGTGCGCCGATCTGACATTGGCTCTTCACGGACTCACGCCAGCCCGTGCTGCGCAGCAAGGGCCGTCGCCTCGCCGTCCAGCGTTTCCAGCGTCGCGGCGAGTGCCGCCTCGTCGGCCGCCGCGTCGATCGCCGCCATCGCACGCTCGCGCATCAGCTCGACAGCCGCCGAGATCGCCGCGAACTCGGTCGCCTTGGCCAGAATGCCGCGTGCCTTCTCGATCGTCTGGGCCTGCGACCAGCCGCCCGCCTCGGCCATCGCCTTGACGATCAGCGTCGCGCCGATCGCCTCGGTCACGTTTCCATCGGCGTCGGCGGCGCCGACGATCGCGCGCGCCTCGGCCTCGCGCTTGTCCCATCCGGCCCGCTCGGCCTCCGGATAGGCCGACAGGATCGGCGCCGTGAAGGCGTCGGCTCGCGCGATGGCGCGACGCACCGCATCGGCCTTGGCGGCATCGAGGCCCGGACCTTGGTACGCCTCGATCTGGCCGCCATCGTCAAGAAACGCGCGCAGCCGGGCGTGGGCCGGCGTGTCGCCTTCGGCGCTTGGCAGGAAGGATTGAGAGCCGTCATCGTTGATGAGAATGATCTGGCCGTCCAAATCGTATCGAGCATCCATGATGAGGCCCTCCTATAACGCCAGCCGCGCGTCGGCGGTGAAGCGGACATTGGCGACTGCGACGATGCCGTTGCCGGCAGCCACATCGACGCGGATCGTTACGCCAGCAAAGTCACTGCGCGGGTTTGGCGGCGAGCCGGCTCGGTCGGCGATCTCGTATGATGTGATGGTGACGACCGGCGGAACACGCATCGATGTCGGGAAAGGAATGTAGTACCGGAAGCCGAGGCCATAGTAGATGGCTGCATTGCTGGGTACGTAATGGTCGAGATCATCGGTGTTCTTGAAGAAGAAGCGGTGACAACGCAGCTTTTCGATGGATCGCGGCCAAGCTCGAAACGGGACCGGATTGTCTCCGAGGGCCAGCATTGGCCGTGTCACCGTTCCGGCCGTGAACTCCACAGAGATCGGTCCGCCGCCATGATTGACCGAGACCGGCGATGCAGCGGGCACACTGCCATCTATGCTTGCCAACGCCGAGCCGCTCCACGTCAACGTGATATCGCCCAGCGCCGAACCGGGGTCCTCGACCACCTGCTTCAGGCGGCCGGCGGAAATCGTGGCAACGCCGTTGGCGAAGCTCAAGTCCGCTGCTGCGCCGCCCGATGGCGCCCCCCATCCGTCGATCGCATAATCGCCCGCAGCGACCACGCCGCCGGCAAACTCTTCCTGATTGATGTCGAAACCGGCGTTGATCAGCATGTTCCCGGACGACAGCACATCGGCAAACCGGCTTTGCAGATCGACCGGCGCGACATACCGATTGTCGGCAATCCCTTCGCCGACTTCTTCGGCCGTTGCCTTTCTGACAGGCCCCGCAATCTGCTCGGTTGCCGACCAATGAACCCACGCCGGCTCGGCAAGTGTGTGATCCCAGCGCCAGTCGGTGCGATCGGCAAGGCCAATGAGCATCCATGGCGTCGGTGCAACGAACGCCCAGCCGGTGCCGCTCCATTCGGCCAGTTCGTCTTCATGGCCAACCCATGCGCCGGTCGGCGCCGCGCCGACGATCCATGTCTTGCCCGCTTGCGGCGCACCTGGCGGATCGTTGGCGAAGGCCTCGGCCGAGCGATAGGCACCGCTCTGCGCGCGGGCAATCTGCAGCGCCTTCCACAGCAGTTCCCAGTCGTCGATGTCACCGGCGAGCCCTTCCTTTTCGATGACCGTCAGCACGTTTTCCTGAAGCGCATTGAGCCATGCTGCTGGAACGTCGGTACCCGTCACCCCGGCCATCACGTCCTCGTCGCGAAACCCGCGATTGCCGCCGCCGATATCGACCCAGTTGGCTCCGTTGACGCGGTCCATCAGCCGCCTCCCTGATCAAGGACGTAAGAGAAAACAATCGTCGTGTGTGCCGGCTTCAGCCGGCGCAGCACGCACTCGATCGCCGAACGTGTGAAGTCGCCCAGAGGCTGGCCAGCGCGGTTGCGGCCGGCGCGGAAGTGCCAATTCCGTGTCTCGGCCAGGCGCACGCGCCAGACGAACTGTTCGCCTTCGGGGATCAGCCGGTGTCCGGCGCGCAGATTGCCCGTCCGGCTCGGCCAGAACTCGTCGATCTGAATGGCGACACCGAGCGTCGCCGCGATGGAGACGAAGTAGGGGATCGACTGCCCGCCCCTGGCCGTCCAGCGCCGGTGCGCCTGACGCCTCCGCTCCTCGAGCGTCATGGCATCTTGACCGCACGGGTCCGGTCCGAGCATCCGCTCGAAATCCGGCAGCAGAACCTCGGCCGTGCGCGGATCGAGCTCATCGAGGACAGAGGCCGCCGCCGCCTCGGCGTCGGCCAATCCGGAAGCCGGGCCTTCCAGCAGCGCATCGAACACGCCGCCCCGCGTCCCAAGCGCGAAGCCGCGCGGCAGTCGCCGCACCATGGCGAAGACGATCTGGGCGACCGAGCGCATCACGCCACCTCCGCAAAGGTCAGCACGCCGGGCGTGGCAAACTCGGTTGGTTCAAGCTGGACCGGCGCCGCGGGCACGATCAGATCGTGGGCGTATTCTCCCTCGGCGGCCGAAAGCGCCTCGGACAGGCGGGACGGCTCGATGAATGCGCCGATGGGGCTGTCGTTGCCCTCGTCCAACTCATCGCCCAGCGTCGCCAGAAAGCCGTTCCAGGCCCCTTCGACCGCGATCCGGTTGGCGACCGTGTCAGGCCGGAGGCGCACTGTGAGTGCCTGGGGTGCCGGGGTGGCAGCCAGCACAACAACATGCGCCGTCACGGGACGGACGCCAAGCGCCGAACCGGGCGCGCCAAGATATGCCAGCATCGCGTCAAGCTCGTCGGCATTGGGCTGTCGGCCGACCCCGCCATCTGCCATCGAGGCGACGACCCCGACCGAACCCCGTCCGATCCAGTCGGGCAGCACCTTGACCGCATGAACGGGAAACGCCTCTGCCAACCATTTGGGATAATCGAAGCCGGCTCCGCCGTGCGGCCGTTCGCGAATGTGATCGAGGGTGCGCGCCTGCCAGCTTTCGAGGCTTTCTATGTCGGAGCCGCCGGCAAGCCCGCCTGCGGCAACTTCGGCACGGTCGATGCCCGCCCGGACCGGTAATGGGGCCAGCCGGACACCCTCTTCCAGGTTTCCGGCTTCACCTTCAACCGTTGCTGTCACCGAAACCGGGACAGCGCCGTCGCCTGCGATCTCTGCAACGGACAATGTCGAGACGAGAACGCCGCCGCCGGCGGCGAACACGGTGCCTTGGGGTATCGCCGTGCCTGGATCACCAAGCACCGTCAGAGTGCCGCTGGAAGCCGTTGCAGGCCGCCGCGCGATCCCCCAGACATCGGCGTGCCGGGAGATGATCGGGGCGTGATCGGCGGTATCGACAAACCACTGGCGAGCCCACCAGCGGATGTGATCGTGCAACGACCGGATCTCGAGCGCAACCGATCGGAGCACCATGGCGAAGACCCCGCGTGCCGACCGGACCGCGCGTGAAACATCCAGCGGCTCGGCGTTCGGCCGAGCCTTGAGGATCGCCGTCTCCAAAGCGCCGGCCATGCGCGCGACAAGCTGTCTGGCAGAGGGGACCGGCCAGCTCATGACGAGGCACCGAGGGATTGCGCGGCTTCGATTTCCTCGGCGTCGATCCGGACGCGCCAGGCAAGCGTTTGCGGGCGAGCCCACCACACGGCGATCTCTGCCGGCGCGCCGAGCTCGCGATCGGCCCAGGATAGGCTCTCGGCCAGCCAGAAAGCATAGAGCCGCCGCGTGGTTTCCGTCTGCTTGGCGCGATCCAGCAGCCAGCAGCGGGAACCGGCAAGGTCGCCGTCCGCATCGAGCGCGTCGCATGGCGAACCGCGCCGTTCGGTGAAAGAGGACGGGGTCAGGAAACTGCTGACGCCCTGGGGGAGATCGTCGTCGGGATCCGCACGGCGGTCGAGGCCGATTGACATCAGCATCGGGGTCACGCTGGTCTCGTCGATCAGAAGATCGCCATCGTCGCCGAGCGCGCAATCGCACCGGCGTGTCGCCGGATCGAAGATGAGGGCGGCGTCAAACATGGTTGCAAGCTACGCGCGCGCGCAACAGTCGGTTAGGATGGCGGCGGCCATGATGTCACTCCTGCAGCGGGTCTGGCGGCGGGCCGCCGGGGTGGCCATGCTGGTTGTAGGTGTCGCGCATCTCCTGCATCGCGCCGTTCTTGTCGGAGATGTCGCCGGTCGCCTCGATGTCGCCATCGACCGACAGCACCTGCGCCGTGATGAAGACGCCGGCATCGGTGGCGATCGTCACGCGGGCACCGGTTCGGATGTCCAGATTGCCGCCCGGCTGGAGGACCAGCTTGTCGCCGTCCGCATTGTAGACGCCGACCTCGTTGGGCTTGAGGCCGCCCATGCGTTTGGACGGGTTACCGACCGGCAGAACGGTCAGGTTGCCCTCGTCGCCGCCGACTGCGAATGCGATGCCGATCGCACCGTCCTCGGGGACCGACGATGCAAAGCCGTAGGGCTGCTCGATCTCCACATCGTGTCGCCAGACACCGTCGGCCACCTCGACGCTCGCGGTCTGTTTCTCGCCGTCGTCGCTGATGTTCTTGAGGTTGACGCGCCGGATCATCGATCGCAGTGCATTCGCGGTGGTCTCATCCATCTTTCAACACTCCCTCAAAGCGCCCTTGCGGTGCCGTCCAACGGGCCGCTCTGGCTCGTGCCACCAGACCCGCTGCCCGTCTTGCGGCTCCGCTGCACGTTGCTGCGTCGCCCGGCGACGGGCGCCTTGTCGAACGCCTCCGGCGAGTTCAGGGTAAGGGCCGTCAGGCGTCCGTCCTCGTCATAGCTCTTGTCGGTCCGGGCGATGACCATGTCGCGGGCAATGCCCTGAAATGCGTCATCGACGAAGGCGAGCTGGTTGACACGCCACGGGCGGCCATCGACCCCATAGCCCCAGACGGTCGTCTGCAGTTCCTCGCTCTCGGCGCGTGCGGTCCGCATTCGCCAGTCGGCCTCATCGTGGGCCGAGACATCATCCGGTTGCGCTTTGGACAGATGCACCTTCGGCCGGTACCGGCGGATCTCGGGATCGGTCGCAACGCCCTTGTGGGTTATGCCGCGCCGTTCCCGATCGGTAGCTGTGCCGTCGCCGGCCGCGCGCGCTCCGGGTGCAACCGGCGCTTCGCCGGCGACCAGCGGCGATGCTCGACCATCGCGGGCGTGGCGGGCCTTCTCCGGCTGGCCGTGCACGATCGTCTCCGAATGCCGGTTGGCATGGCTGAAGACGCAGCTCGACGACAGCATGTTGCCCGGCAGCGTCAGGTCGCCGGGCGCGCGTGTCGCGCCGGTCCGGGTCAGCACGATCCCGCCCGTACCGTCAGACAGGACGAGGGCGTGCTTCTGGCGGGCATACTTCTCGATTGCGCCCAATGCGGTCTCCGCCACGCCGAGCGGGTAGCGGGCGATGGGCGCGCCGGTGTCGATCTCCGTCCGGACTGTGACGCCAAACGGATCGGCGATCCGCCGGACCGCGTCTTCGAGCTTGATGTCCGTGAACTCGCCCGGACCGTGCGGTGCGCAGGCGCAATCGATCAGGTCGCCAGCCTTGTCACGGCCCGAGATCGTCACTTCGGCGTAGTCGGCCTCGACGACCGGGTTGACCGTCTCGATCCATCCCGCCAGCTCGAGCGCGCCATCGACGAAGACCTTGACGGCCGGTCCCGGCCGTAGACGAAACAGCAGCGGTGGCGACGCCCAGTCGAAGGTGGCGATCGACCGTGTCGCATCGCGCAACGAGAAGCTGAAGGCGCCGCTGAAGTCGCGCAGGTCACGGCTGACCTCGGCGATTGTCCACTCATCGAACATTCCCGCGCCCTCGATCTCGAGACGGAAAGACCGGGTCGGCGTATCGGCATGAACCCTCACCGTTCGATCTCCAGCCGGCTTCCCGCCTCGATCGACGCCGCGTGCCGCAACCGGTTTCGGTCGACGATCGCTGCATAGCCCGCCTCGACCGCGTCCGGCGTGTCGCCGAACAGGTGATGGGCGATCAGCCAGGCGTCGCCGTCGTCCTCAAGCGACATGGACCATGAGCGCGGCAAGCGTCCGATGATCTCGTTGATGTCGGCGGCGATAGCCGCCTCCAGCAATGCTGCCTGGCGCTCCATGTCGTGATGGCTCGCCCGCATCTCCATCGCGTTCGAGCCGCCCCGGATCGCCCGCAGCACGGTGGTGAAGCCGTCCCGCGCCGCGATCGCCTGGGCCCGATCGTCGGGCATGTCATGCGCAAAAAGCCGCGCCGCTTCAGCGACAAGGATGGAAGCGCCGCGATGAAGAAAAGGTGCCTCGGCCGGGGCATCGTCGGCGGCCGCGATGCACATCCGCGCCGTCGCGCGCAGGTCCTCATGCAGCGCACGAATGCGCGCCCGCATGTCGCTCACATTGATCGGGCCTGGCTCTGAAGAAGGAGCGACCGGTGCTGTTGTCGCGCCAACCTCGCTGGCGCGCGCATCCACTTCGGCCCGTGTCCACCGTGCGATGGCGCCGAGCGGCTCGGTTTCGCCGGTTGTCGGAACGACGAGGCCGCGGGCATGCAGCCGGCTCGACTGGATCAGGGTGGCAATACGGCGCACCGGGCGACGGGCGCCGCCCACTGACGGTCCGCCGCCGACAAGCGCCGCGGAGACCAGAGCGATCGCGATCGAGGCAATGCTGGCGACGGCGCCTGACGCGTTGCGCGGGCGACCGGACTGCAGCACTTTGAACGTTGCGGAGAAGCGCACGACGCGCAGTTCGTTGCTGGCAAGCGAGATCTCGGCCGGCTCTGCGGGCAGGACCGTGAGCGGCCCGAACCATGGGTGTACGAGTGTGCCCGGACCGGGCTGGGCGAACGCCGACCGCAACCTTTGTGCCTGGCTCGCATGGTCGTCCCCGATGATCACGCCACTGACCGACAGTTCCTCGGGCGCCGCGCCCAGATCGTCATAGGCGGCATGGTCGAGGCCGGGAAAGAGATGTTCGGCGATCCGCCGGCCCGGCCGTGTTGTCGTGTCCGGCATGTCGAAAGTGATGCCGCGATAGACCGCTGGCAGGAGGCCCGGCAACAGGCCGGCGGTCGCGTCAAGGCTCATGGCTACGGCCCCACAACGGCGCGTCCGGTGTCGATCCGTTCGCCGGTCCTGCTGACCGACTGCTGGACCACGCGGCCCGGGCCGTCGATCTTGATCGTCGCGTTCACATTGTGCTCGGTCGCGACGTTGACATCGTGCTGCTGCGGCTCGAAGCCGATCGTCACCCCATCGCCTGTCATGCGGGACATGACACCGGCCGGCAGATCGAGCCGCGGCATCGGATCGTTCTGGTTGGCGGCACCCAGCCGGGCTGCTTTGCCGGCAGCCGTGACGGGTGCGGTCGGATCGGCAAGCACTGTGCCAGGCGGCAGCCTGTTGCCGCCCGCATTGTCGCCAAACAGGCGCTTCCACCAGGTCGGCGGCTCGGGCCATTGGATGGCGTTGCTCCAGTCGAGCGAGAATTCGAAGCCCGACAAGTCTTGCAACAGCTGATCGAGATCGCGCAGCCAGCCCAGCGCGGTTTCGAACACGTCAGCGCCCGAACCAAGCAGCCTTTGCCAGTCGATCGGCTGACCCTGTGCCCAATTGCTCAACGCCGTCACGCCTTCGACCAGGGCTGTCAGCACGGCAAGGGCCGCCTCGACCGAGGCGCCAGTCAGCTTGGCGACGCCGCCGGCCAACCTTCCGAACCATTCACCGAACGCCTCCAGCGATCCCTCGTCGACACCGACGTCGACCAGCGCGATCAGCCCCTTCAGCGAACGCAGCAGCCGGCCGAGCGCGCTGCCCAACTCGCCGAGCTGCTCGCCGGCCGCGCCCCAGCGCTCGAAGATCCCCGGAAGTTGCTCGGCAAAACCCGCCCGGGCACCGCTGCCAAGTTCCGCCAACCCGTCGCGCACATCGGCGGCGATGGACGTCACGCGGTCCGACCAGGTCTGCAGCCGGCTCGTGTCGGTTAGATAGTCGTAAGCCCCGGCAGCGCTGGCCCGGATGCCGTTCCATGCGTCGGCCGTCGTTGCGCGAACCCGGCGCCACTGTGCCCCCAGCATGGGTGCCAGCCGCGTCCACGTGGCACGCATCCATCGCCAGGCATCGCCGGCCCGCCGGCGGATGCCGCGCCAGGCATTGCGGCCGGCATCGCTCAACCGGTCCCATTGCTTGGCGAACCAGGGCGCCAGATCGTCCCAACGCTTGTAGATCTCGACGGCGCCCCACGCGAGCAGGCCGATCGCCAGCCCTACCGGGGACAGGATCAGGGCGGCTGCCGACGCCAGAAGGCCGAACCCGGCCGTGATCAGCGGCAGCACGAAGCCGAGCGCGCCCAGCCCGGCCGCAGCGATTGATGCCGCTGCGGCAAACGACAGCACCTGTTCGCGCACGCCGGGAAATCGGTTGTCGAGCCGCGCAATGTATTCGGTGAACTGCATCAGGAGCCCGTTCACGGTCGGCAGCCAGGCATTGTAGGCATCGCCCAGGTCCCGGGACCGCTGGGTCATGATCTCGTTGAAAATCAGCCTTTGCCGCTGCGGCCCCGCCATCTGGGTCGCGAAGTCGGCACCGATGACGGACCGGTCACCCGCCGCTACTGCATCGCGGATGCGCCTGTACTCCTCGAGGTTCGCCATCATCGGGATCAGGAAGTCCAGCACCTGCTGATCACCAAAGAGCTGCGAGAGTTTTTCGGCGCCGCCGATCTTCTCGAGGCTTTCCCGGACATGGTCGAGCGCGTCAGCCCCCGACAGCCCCATGGCCTCGGCCTGTTCCATGTAACCCTGGATCGCATCGGCGCCGACGCCGGTCAGGTCCTGGGTCTTGGCGATCACCGCCTCGACCGGGTTGATGCCCTTGGAGACCGCGTCCTGCATCACGGCGACGATATCGACACCGGCCTCCTTGAACCGCTTGATCGTGTCCGGCGAGGCGATCTTGGCCAGAAAGTTCCGGAAGTTGTTCGCCGCCTGGGCCGGATCGGCAGCGCCCTTCATGGCGATCTGCAGCCCGGCGCCCAGAACGGCGACCGCCTCATGGCCGGTCACGCCGAGCTTTTGCATCTGCGCGGTGAGGGCAGGGAAGAACTTGGCCATCTCCTTGAGCTCGAACCGGCCCTCCTTGCCGGCGATCACCAGCTGGCCCAGCGCGTCCTCCATCCGGTCGGCCGGCACTTCCAGCGCGTCCGACAGTGCAAAGGCCACGCTGGCAATGTCGGTGATCTCCGAACTGGTGGCGGTCGCAACGCGGCTGATCGGCGCGAGCATCTGGTCGATCAGCGCGTCATCCATGCCCGCAGCCTTCAGCTGCCCGGCGGCATCGCCGATCGACCGCGAGAACTGGCCCGTCGCCAGAGCCAGGCTCTCATACAAGGCTGTCGTTGTTTCGATGTATGTCGACACCTCTGTCGCGGCGACCCCGGCGGTGACGGCCGTGTCACGCAGCACCTGATCGAACGCCGCCGCCTCATTGGCCGGGCCCGCGAAGGACAACCCGGCGAGAAGACCACCCACGGCGCCGACCTGCCGGGCGAACCGGCCGAGCCCGCTCAAACGTTGCTGAAGCCGGCCAAGTCCGCCGGACAGCCGGTCGCGGAGGCGAACCAGGACGTCCATCGTCATGGTCGACATGGGCCTACCCTTTCCACTCCTTTTGGAGCCTGCGGCCGGCCATCACGCACCCCCACCAGAAGGCAAGCCGGCCCGGATCGAACGCTTCGATCTCGTCGGCTGAAAAGCCTGTCGCCTCGGCGATCACCCCGAAGCGGGCGTCGTAATCGTCCGGCCACTGGCCAAAAAATGGTTGAGGACCTGCCCGGCCTGCATGATGTCGTAATCGATCATCCGGTCGAACAGACCGTTCATCACCGCCTGGTTGGTCCGCGTCGACCGCGCCAGCCCCGTGACCACGCGGTGCTCTTCGGCCACTCCGTTGATGGCGCGAATGTCCGCGCCCGTCATGCGGTGCAGCGTCAGCGTCCCGAAATGCTTCTCGCGAACCTTGCCCTCTTTCCGGGTCTTCAGCGTCACAGGCCGGGACAGGGTGATGGTGACCGAACCGTCGGCGTTCACGACGGCGCCCTTGGGCAGCTGGTCGCGAGGGTCGAGATCCTCGTCTATCACATCGTCCTCTGGCTTGGCGTCCTCGGCAATCACCGCATCGCTGGTTGCGATCGGCTCCTCGCGTTCGTCAATGACCGGCGCGTCATTGGTCAGATCGATCTGTGTCTTGCCCATCAAAGGCTCCTCATTGCGCGTTCAGGGATGGTTCAGCGGCCGGTTAGAGGATCTCCTCGGGGGCGGACGCCATCCACTTGAGCTCGATCTTGCCTCCTTCGCCGCCGGTGATATCGGGGCGCTCGGTAAGAAATGCGTCGGCCATCACGAACGTCTGGCCGGTGTCGCACAGGACCTGCAATTCGCCTTCGGCCTCGGTCCACAATTCGGAGAAGCGCTGGCCGCGCTCCAGGTTGGTGGTCGCCGTCACCTCCGATCCGACGAACTCCTGGGCGCGGCCGACCTTGCGCCCGTAGGTGACACCCGTGTTCTGGATGCCACCCACCTTGATCTTGGCGCCCTTTTCGACGGGAACGTTCATGCCCCGCCAAACGATATCGACGATGCCGAGTACCTGCATGGGTCAGTCCTTTCCTAGACCTGGAATTCCAACGCGCCGGCGAGCACCATCAGATTGCCCGCGATCTTCACCTGCTGGCGCGCGTTGAGCCGGTTGTCGTCATCGGGATCGATCTGGAAGACGCTCTCGGCGATCGTCCGCTCGGCCTGCTGTATCCAGACGCGGTCGGCATAGAGACGGCAGCGGCCGGCCCAGGAGCCGTACATGCGCTTGGGTGTGACGACGGAATTGCCTTCGCCGGCGTTCCGCTCGCCCGGTGGCGAGATGAAGGCCGCCGTGTCCTCGTCGGCGATCAGCTTGGCGCGCGGGTAGAGCAGCGACACATAGGCCGCCCAGTCATAGCGGATACGGCTCATCGTGGCGGGCACCATGATGTCCAGCCAGGCGCGATCGGCGGTTTCCAGATTGGACACCTTGTAGCTGGTGATCATACGGCTGATCGTGGTTGTGCCGTCCGGCAGATGGTCGAACGTGGAGATCCCGGCCTGCAGAAGCAGGTTCTGCTCCTCTTCGGTGAAGCGGTCGACCTCGTCGGGGGCGGTGATCCCGGGCAGGGGCAGCGACTTGAGCTGGCGGGCCGGGTCGTTGGTCAGGTGGAACGTGGCCACCGCACAGCAGACCGCCGATAGCGCCCAGGGAGACGACGGTGACCTGTCGAGGCCGGACTTCGTGATGAACGGCGAGTTGGTCAGCGCGCCGAAGGTGATCTGTTCGCCGAACGTGCCGCGCTTGCCGACGAAGGCATGGCAATCGAGCTTGCTCATTGCCTGATAACGCCGCGCCATGTCTGTGGCGAGCGCCGTCATGTTGGTCGCGTCGTTCCACGGCCACTGCACTTGCGTGTACCAGTCGTTGATGACCGCATCGAGCGCCGCCTGGCCGTCCGGGTTGCCGGCGCCGTTCGACATGCCGGCGATCGTGACCGTCAGACCGTCCGGCACCGGCTGCGCCTTGGTATCGACACGCAGGTCGATCTCGTTGCCCACCTCTCCGCCGTGCCGGCAGGTGACGGTCACCACGGCTGCCGCCGCCGCCGCAGTCACCGGGAGTGCGGTTTCCGCGTTGATCGCGTCGGCCAGGGCGGAGGCCATGTCGGCGACCGCGTCACCCGTGCCGGCCGTGATCCGCACTTGGCGGTTGTTGATGCGGAAACGCAGCACGGTCGCCGCGGGGACCGTGCCTGCGAATGTGACGGTGCCCGCTGCCTTGACCGCACCGGCGGCGTCTTCGAGCGCGGTGACGAAGAGCGGCGTCACCGTGTTGGCCTTGCGGAAGGCGTTGACCTGTTCAGCGCCGATCGAGCCGGCACCGAAGAGCTGCTCGGCCTCGCCCGCGCGGGTGACCTGACGCACCTGACCTTCCGCCAACGTGCCGCCCGCCAGCTTCTGGCCAACGATCAGGACACGCGCCGGGTAGGGCAGGATGCCCACATCGGCATAGTTGGGCCGAACCTCGAGGAAGGTGCCGGGCTCGAGCCAGTCGAACGGGATTTCATCGAAGGTGATCGGGTCCATCACTTGCTTCCCTTCTTGTTGTCAGCACCCTCTTGCGCCTTGGCTTCTCCGGCGCGGTGCGCCGCTTCGGCATCAAGGTCGATGACGTCGCCGACACGAACGCGGCGTCGCCAGTAAGAGCTCGAGACTACGGCGATTTCGGTGGGCGCTGGGTTGCGGTCGCGACCGCTGGACTTGGTCGGCCATGCCGAGCCGTCCTCGAGCGGCACCGTGCGGCCGGGTGCGGGTTTCAGGCGCAGTTTGTCTTTGGCCATGGTCAGCCCTCTTGGTTCTGTTCAAGCGTCTGGGTTCCGGTCGCCGGCGGTGTTTCGCTGCCGGCCAGCCATTGAATGTCGATGGCCGCGAGGTCAGCCGCCGTCTTGAACTGCATGGCCGCCAGCCGCGCCACATAGGCGACGCTGAAATCGACCTGGGCGATGGCGACGTCGTCATCCTCGTTGCCCTCGGCGAAGACCGCCTTGGCGCCGGTCACCGTCACGGCCCCGATACCTTCGACGGTCCAGCCATTCAGGATCAGCGAGAGCACATCGATCATGGCGTCCAGTCCGATGTCGCGGGCATCGCCCTTGAAGCGTGCCTCGAGCGTGCGCGCCGAAGTGATCAGGATGGCGCGCCACTGCATCTTCGCTTTCAACTGCCGGCTGTTGGCGGCGTCGGGATCGAGGCCCAGCCAGGCCAGGCCGATGAACGGCGTGGCGCGCGCATGGCGTTGGAACTCGCGCAGCGTCATCGTCGACGGCACGCGCTCAATGGTGAAGTTGCGCGGTGGAAAGGCGAGGTGCAGCCGGTCGACGATCGGTTGTTCGATCGTTGCGATCGGTGCGGTCTCCAGCGTTGCGGGCGTCAGTTCGGCCATCACCAGCGCCCCAACTCGTCGGCCGAGAAGGTCGGCTGCCGGTCTGATGCGCGCGCGCCGGGGCCGGTCGCCGTGTGACCGCTTGCGTTCCGCCGATCGATCTCGAGCGAGACATGGTTGGCAGCGATACGCTCGAGCCATTTGATCGTGTCGGCGCGGTCCTTGCCCATCTGTTCGGTCGGCTCCATGCGTGCACCCTGGGACAGATCGTGGCGCGCCAGAATGCAAGCCGCGCGGATCAGAGGCTTGGGCACGGAGGGCTGAACCGGCAGTGCGTAGTGGTTGCGCAGATAGCTGTCGATCAACGCCGATGCGTCTGTCAGGGCCGTTTCGATCCGGTCGGCATCCACCGTTTCCGCGGTGCGGTCTTCCGGACACGACAGACGGATCATCTCGGTCTCACCGAAGCGGTCGATCATGTCATGGGCTGTCGCGTACATGTCTACCTCGAAAGACTTGGGGAGGCGGGCTGAACCCCTACGGTCGGACCGTCCTCAAAGAGTGCTGGGAGCCTTGCGAGCCGTACCAGACCTCCCCCTCGGGGTTATTCCTTGGCCGCTTCCAGCGCGGCCTTGATCTCGGCGCCTGTCACCTTGAACCCGGCGATCTCCGAAACCGTGGCGACCGTGGCATTCTGGCCCTCGGGGACCTTACCGACGGCTGTAGCGATTGCCGCGCGGCGCTCCTCGCTGCTCGGGACCGGTGCCTGGTCGCTGGCATCGATGACGGCAAAGGCAGGGTCCGCATCGATCGCTTCCCACTGTTCGGCCGTGAACGCATCGTCGGGATGGTCGGCCCTGGCCGGATGCGCGACGCCCGCGCGGCGCATGCCGGGTCTGCTGCAGATGATCGTTTTCATCTCCAGCCCCCTCACGCCAGGTCCGGAATGACGACCAGCTCGGCGGTGCCTTTCCAGATGTTGCTGTCTCCGCCGTCGATGAACTCGGCCTCGAGCAGCTTGCGTCCGGCCTGTTCCAGCGTCGGCGGTACCAGGAGTTTGGTCGGTCGGATCGCATTGGCGCGGCCGTCGCGGCGGCGGATGCCCATCATTGCCGTTCGGGCGGCTGCGTAGTTGTCGGGGGTCAGCACAGCCTTGGATTTGTGGATCGTCTGCCACAGTCCGTAGCCGGCGCCGGCCCGGCCATCGATGCCGTATTCGAACCGCCCCTTGTGGAAAACGTTCTCGTCGGTCAACGCATCCATCGCCGTCAGTTTGAAGGGCTTCCGGGTCTGATAGATGAGGGGTTTGACCACCTGGCTGTCGTCGACCAGATACCAGGGCGTTGCCGCTCCGGCGGTCAGGTTCGAGACGCTGATCTCGGCGCCGTCCTCGTCATAGCCGGGGTGATCTGTGTCGAAGAAATATTGACCGTCGTAGCAGACCGAGGTCTCGCCCGCCTTCAGCAGCGGGAACACAAGATCGTCGGGGAAGGTGGCGCTGTCCTGGCCCCAACCGGCAATCGTCTGCGACAGAAAGCCGAGCTGGTCGTCCTCGATCTGGCTGCGTTTGACGCCGATCGTCTTCTCGTACTCCTTGTTGACGATGATCATCGCCTGCATCGACAGGTCGTGGACGACGCGATCGCCGATCCACTCGCGGAAGCCGGGCAGATCGTCCATGCGCGGATACTGGTTGGCGGCCGTCGTCGAGTTCACCGTCATGGCGACATGCTGGTAGTGCGCCGTCGTCGCCTCGAGACGCGCGTTGAAGGCCGTAGAAAGACCGGTGAACAGCGCGGCCATCGTCGAACGATTGATATCCATGAAAAGGCTCCTTGCGCCTGGTCAGCCCAAATCGACCCAGTGGCCGTCGGCGTCGATCATCTTGAGGATGCCTGCGGGCAGCTCGCCGCCGGCATTGGTCAGTTGCAGCGTGTTGTCGTCGACTGCGTAGACGGTGGCCCCGATGTCGGCGACCGTTGCGGCAGCAACCGGGATGTTCCAGACGCCGCCCTCGACCTCGACCGTGATGTCGCCGTCGGCGCCCGTCGAATTGTCGACCCGCTCCTCGGAGAGGCCCACGACGACAGCGGCGTCCGCATGGTCGGGCTTGACCGCCATGCCGGCGGCCGTAATGGCCACAAGCGTTCGGCCATAGAACAGCTGGCCGGCCAGCACCGGAAAACCGAACCCGGTTCCGGGCTGGCGGCGGCCGATCTTCTGGTCATTGACGGCAGCCATCAGCCGTACTCCTTCATGATCTGCTTGTGTGTCTTGGCGTAGGCTTCGGGATCGAGGCCCATCAGCGCGATCACCTCCTGGCCGGCGGCATCGACGGCGCCGGCTTCGGTTTCGACGGGCGGCTTGGCGATCCCGCCCGCATTGATCGAGACGAATGCGTCGAGCTCCTTGGCAACGCCGTGTGGGTCCTTCATGTGCCGCGCGATGTAGTGATCGCGCAGCGAGGGCACGAGCTTGCCGGCCGCGATCGCAGCATCGACCACGTCGATGGCGGACTTCTTCGCAGTGGTTTCGGTCAGGCTCGTCAGCCGGGCGTTGAGCGACGTGATCTGCTCTTCCAGCCCGGCGATGACCTCGTCCTTGCCACCCTCTTCCGGCTTGGCCTTCAGGCGCGCATTGAGCGCGGTGATCACCGCATCGCCGTCCGCGTCGTCTTCGAGCGCAAGTGCCTTGCGCATGCTGGCAAGGGTCGCCTGAAGACCGCTGATCGCGGCGGTCGCGGCAGCGAGATCGGCGTCCGGCTTCAGGCCGAGCGCCTTGGCAATGGCTTCATCCATTGGCGCGTCTCCTTTCTTGTGGAGCGATTTCATTGTCAGGTTGGGATCGTTGACGAGCGACGCGCGCAGGATCTGCGTGACCCGATGCGGCTTTTTCTCGGACGCCAGGAAAACCGGCGAGATGTAGGCGTAGGCACGGTCCTCGAGCAGCGCTTGGCCGGATGCGGTCCATTCCACCTGACCCCAGATACCGTCGTCTCGCGCTTCCATGGCGACGATCCAGCCGCGTGCCGGCGAGGGGTCGCCGTTTTCGCCCTTGATGTCGGTCGAGTGGTTCTCGTCGATCGGCAGTTTCTGCCCCGGTCGCATCGACGCCGCGATGATGGCGTCCATGTCGTCGACAGAGTAGGGACCGCGCCCGTCAGCGCCGTTGAAAGTGCCGGCCGGGATCAGCTGGACCCAGTCCGGCGCGGAGGCGGCCGTCGAAAGCGCGGTGGAATGAAGACAGAGGAGCGTGTCCATGACGCCCTGTTTGGGCCATCGCTCCGCCTCTTGTCAGAATGGCCGACGCCAGTGTGTTCAGCGGGCCGCGCGTCGCAGGAACCCGTCAATAACGCGTTCAATCATGCGCTGATCGCCAGCATTGATGCCCAGATACGGCCGTGCGGGTATGTCGACCGAGGTTGGCCGCACCAGCGCATCGCCCATGCGGAACGCCAGACGTCCGCCGCCCTTGGCCTTGATCGTCCCGCCGCGCTGGTGGATGGCCGCATAGACCTTGTTGGAGCCTATCCTGACCGTGTCCCGCCCGGCAGCATGGGTCACGCTGTCGCGGAGGGCTCCGCTCTCGGTCAGGATACGCGCATTGCGCTTCGTCGCAGCGTAGACCGGGTTGAGCGCCGTCCAGGCGGCACCGTCAGGGTCGGTCTGCGTGACGAAACGGCGTTGGGTGGACCGCACCAGGCCGGTGCCGATCGCGTCCATGACAGGTTTGGTGTTGTCCATTGCCCGCTCGAGCCGCGCGAAGCGCTCACGCACGGCGCGGTCCTCAAGTGTGACGGTCAGCGTGATCCCGGCCATGTTTGACGTTTACCGCCGCCCCGCCTATCTTGTCGAGAGCGCGCCGAGCCATATTCGGATCGCCCTAGACGGGGTTTCTCTCCGGCCCCGCGGCGCGTCTATTCCCTCACCAACGGCCAGCCAAGCACCTTCGAGACCTGTTTCGGGCGCGCCCGATGCACGGTCGTGACCAGGAACTCGGCGTTGCGGGTGCGCTTGAAGCCGACCATGTGGGGCTTGCCGCCGATCGTCACGATCGCCGACAGAAGGCCACGGGGCGAACGCCGAATGCCCGCATCCAGTGCACTGACTGCCGCCCGGGCATAGAAGCCGACGCCATGATCTCGCAGTGCCAGATGGTCCCGGATGGTCTGGGCGCTCACCCGGGCAAAGGCGCCGGGCTCCAGACCGAGCGCGCCGCGCAGTGTATCGCCGGGGTCGGCGATCGGCAGCGACGCGCGGGCCGAGATCGACCCGTCCACGGCCGCCCGTTCGAAGGCATCCATCATCGAGCCCGTCGCCAGGCTTTCGCCGGGCCGGCCGCCCGACAGCCAGGCACGGCCGGGGTTGTAGTCGAAGCTCTGATCGACGCCGCGCGTGCCACCAGCCGGCTGATCGAGGTCGGGCGCGTGATCGGGTCGTGACTTGCCCTGGCGATCGAGATCGGCATCGTCGGCCGGGATGACGAAACAGCCGCAGCCGAACCCGTTGGGCGGATAAGCAACATCCCAGAACGGATCGTCGGCACGGATCGTGAGCCCGTCCCAGGACAGGTGGTCGCGGCGAGGATGGACGGCGCCCGAATGGTTGTATTGCCAGTATGGCCAGACCGCGAGCGTCTCGGGCAACGTCAGCTGCGCATACCGCCCAGCGGCATAAGCGGTGCGCATGTTGGTCTCGTAGATTACCCGCGCCCGCCAGTCGCGATCGCCGGTGTGCTCCCAGCCATGTCTGGCGACGATGTCATCGAACGCAGCGCGAAACTCATCCAGCGTCGTGCCTTCGGCCAGCGCCTTGTCGATCTCGGCGCGGAAGTCGGCGACCAGCGCATCCGATGCCGCGCCGGCCACCGAAAAAGCATGGCTGTGTGCCGCGCCCTGGACGTCGAGCCAGCGTTCGGTCGGGACGTTGACCTTCTCCCGAAAGAAGTCGATTGCCTCCTCAAACGGCAGGTTCTCGACGCTTTCATCGACCGCCATCGCTCAAGCGCCCCCGAACGGGCCATTGAAAGCTCTGGAAGCGGGTCTGGAAGGGGGTCGCGGCACGACCGGGTACATCGGCCCCGGATTGACCTCGCGCGCCTGTGCGGGCTTGTGACGCGTCATCGCCGTTTCGTTTCCAGATCGTCGACAAGGCTGGCCTGGCCGGCCAGATGTGCCAGCGCCATGCCGCGCGCCATTGCGATCGACAATTGCGTCGGGTCAAGATCGAGCGCGGCAAGCCCATCGGCCGCCTCACGGAGCGTGCGGGCCTCCGTCAGAACCAAGCGCACTTCTTCGGTCAGCCCTGCCAGAGCACCGGCGGCGTCGCGCTGCAGGCGGTCGGACAGGCGCGCCACATCTTCGTCGGCCGGATCGGCACGGTGGCGAGAAAGCAGCAGTCGGGCCGATGCATTGGCGATGGTGCCCGGTTCGGCCGCTCCGGGTGCGGGACCGCCGCCGATCAACTCGTCACTGTCGTCGGGCGCCGGAATGCCCATGCGATCGCGCATCCATCCGGCGGGCGCCGTCAGCCCGAGCGGCGCCAGCGCGGCGAAGGCCGTGCTGAACTCGCCGAGCGGCACTTCGTCAGGCCGTCCGATCCGGACCCGCGGATAGTGATCCTGGGGTCCGAAGTTGAAGGCAATCAGATTGGGCACGAGCTGCATGTTGACCGTGCCCGAGATCATTTTGGCGTCCGACCGCTCGATGTCTTCCTGGACCAGGCGATGTTCCTTGGCGACGGCATGGCCGCCCGAGACGGCGTCGGTGGTCGTCGTCTGGCCGAGCACGGCCTTCGAGATCTGTCGGTCGAACCAGTCGGCCCGCTTTTCGTAGAGATCCGATGTCGAGCTCTTGTCGGTGACGCTGACGAACTCGATCGACATGCCGTTGGGCACGATGGCCGCACAGTCGCCCGCGATCTGCGAGACGGCCCGCCACAGGATCGCCTTGTCCTCCTCGGTGGCGTTGCCGTCGTAACGGCCGAGCCGGATAGGCTGACCGTAGTTCTGGCAGAAGATCGCCCAGTCCTTGAGCGTGAACTGCTTGTACATCCAGGCCCAGCTGGCGACGCGCGCCAGTCCAGATCGGACCGTAAGTCCCGACTTCGAAGGATGCCGGTGTATCAGGAACTTGTGCCCCGCCAGCGGCACGCCCGTCGCGCCCTCCCGGAGAAGCACGGTCTCGCCATCTTCGCGGTCGAACGTGAACCAGCGCTGCGGCCGGTAGAGGAACCGGCCCGGTTGCCAGCGACCATGCATGGTCACCCAGTCGATCTCCATGATCGAAAGACCCTTGCCGATGGCATCGAGCATGTCGAACAGCGCGTCTTCAAGAATGCCCTCTGCGATCCAGTCGCGGACGAATTGGGCGTGTTTCTTGTGCACCGGGCTGTCACTTGCCTCGGTCACCGTGATCGGCAGCTGTGCGACCGATCGTTTGCGCGTCGCCATCACGCCGGCATAATGCAGATCGCGCTCCTCGATGTCCTCGGCCAGTTCGAAGTAGAGTTCCGGATCACCGGTTGCAGCCGCGCGGTGGATCATGGCGAGGCGCGCTGGTGTCAGCCCCTCGGCCGGATGGCCCGAAATCGGCTGGCGAACCGCTCCGACGGTCGGCGTCGCGACTTCGGTGGTAAGCGCTTTGGGCGGAACTGCCCTGCCGCCTGCATCGCGAGGGCTCTTGATACGCATCAGCTCGGTGAAGGTCTTGGCCATGGTCACAAGCTCCCGCGAAGACCAGGGTCGATCGTGCGCGCGGGCCGGTCGCGGTCGTGCGAGGACTGGCGCCGGTTCTTGGCAACGCGATCGACCGCGCTCTCATATCCATACTCGAACTGCGTAGACTGGCGCGATGCGAACCAGGCCAGCGCCCCCGCGATGGCCGTATCGCCGTGCCGGTCCAAACCGTCGCTGCCCTTGAACCGGAAATCCTCGGGCACGCGGATGTAGCCGTTGGTGTATTGCAGCGCCTGGTGGTCGCGCAGCACGTCGTCGTCCTTCGGCACGACGATGTCCTCGTCCGCAAACGCCGATTGATAGGGCGGCATCTCGAGACGAAACCACTCCGGTGTGAACTTCACCTCATGGATGCGCTCGCCGAATTCTTGCGCTGCCACTTCGGCCAGATAGGCGCCGTTGCCGCCAGCATCGAGCGCGCCAGCCAGAAAGCGCGGCAGGCGGTGGATGACATAGAAGACGATCTGGCGCTGCTGCTCGAACGGGATGTTGCGCATCTCGACAATGAAGCGAACGCGCCGGATCAGATCGAGGCCAATGGCCGGCACGACGATCGCCGACACGTCGCCGGTGCGTGCGAAGTCCTGGCCGAATGCATGCTGCTCCTTCGGGTCGAGAGCAGTCAGGATGGGCGCCAGTTCTCGCTCGCACCAATCCCTGATGTCGGCCTCGCGGATCTGTTTGGGTGCGTTTTTGAAGTCGTCGTCGCGGATCAGTCGCAGAACCGGAATGCCGGCGACCATGACGTTTTCGATCTGCACCCGCGTCAGGGCCGCGCCTTCGGCCTCTGACGGGATGGCATCGAGCTCTTGGCGCATCGCCGCGACGCGTACACCGTAGCTCTTTCGAATGCGTGCCTCCCATCGGGCTTCGGCGTCAGCCGACCATTCTCGCTGGCGGATCAGGCAAACACGCCGGTAAAGGCCGTTCTCGACGGCTTTGGAGAACGGGATGTGATGCAGCGAGAAGGGAACCTTTTCCGCCTTGGCCTCCTGGATCAGCTCGTTGAAGGCGTTCAAGACGCCATTGTGTGTCGAGATCACGCGCACCTTTCCGCCCCAGATCAGAAGCGCATTCACCGCGTCGATCACCGCGCGCACATCGCGATGGAAAGCGGCCTCGTCCACGACCACGATGCCCTGCAGGCCACGAATGTTGGCCGGGTTGGAAGACAGTGCTTCCACGCGGAAGCCCGAGGCGAAGCGGACACGATAGGCCGAGATGAATTTGGTCGACCCGTCTTCCTGCTCGTCCTCGAACAGGAACTCCTCGATGTTCACGAGCTCCTTGGCGACGATCTTGGCGAAGTGCGCCACATAGCCGATGAACTCGCGCCCCTTGTCCTTCGTGTCGCCGATGTAGAAGACGTTGTCGCCGCCTGCCGATCGCTTGGAGGCCGCCGTGATCGTGTCGTCGAGTGCCTCGGCATAGGTGATCCCTGTGCGCCGCCCCTTCTCCGCCGCCTTCATGTCCGACTTGTCCTCGATCCAGTCGAGCTGGTGAGCCATGAGGATGCCGTCCGCAAGCGGATCGTGATCGTCCGGCAGGTCGCTGCCGCGCGTGAAGTCCGGACCGAGCGCAGCCGGGTCGCGAGACATGACGGGACGGGTATTGGGCACCGTGTTTGGCGTGTTCATGAACGCACCCCCAGGACCTGCCGGCGCAGTTCGGCGGCGCGCTCCTCCGACAGCCCGGCCTCGCGGACCACGGCCTCTGTGACCTCTTCCACCTTGTCGGCCATTTCCTGCTCGAGCTTGAGACGCCGTGCCGACGAGACCGATTGTGCTTGGGCGAAAGATCGGGCCGCCATGGCCAGTTCCTTGGCGTCTCGCGGCGAGAAGCCTTCTTCGCCGGCCCCTTGCAGAAGTTCGAAAACGAGCGTCTTGCCGAGTTCCGAGACCATGATTGTCAGATCGTCGGAGGCGTCCTCGTTCAATCGCTCGCCGAGCGCGGAAACGATGCGATGCGTCTCTTCGATCCGCCGGGTCGTTTGCGCCAGCATCATGGAGTACCGATTGAAGGCGGACTTCGAGATCGGGTCTATGCCGAGTTGGCGTAGCTGTTCGTTGAACTCGGC